CGGTACCGCAGGATGATATCCTGTTCGTCTTCTGAAGCAATGGCACAGCTGTATTCAGAATTCCCTACTAAATAATCTATGGAAGTATCAAGGGCTTTAGAGAGCCTGCCGGCAACATCTATCCCTGGGATAACTGTTCCTGTCATGATATCCTCAAAGGAATCTTCGGGAATTTCTGATTTAGTGATCAGATCGGACGGGTTCAGCTGCAACTGATCCATCCGGTCTTTTATTTTTGCAGAAAGAGCAGGAGCTTCTTTTTGCTCTGTTGTAGAATATTTTTCAGTGGTCCGACCAAGAAGATAATCTGCCGGCACGCCGAAATATTTTGCACACCGATTAACCAGTTCGGTGGATGGCTTGGTGTAGCCTCTCTCAATATTCGAGATTACCTGGGCAGAAACTCCTACGGCTTTTCCCAACTCAGACTGGTGTAGACCTGATTCAGTGCGGAGAGATTTGATTCGTTTTTGAATGTTCATTCTTCAAAACCTCTAGTATTTGCTCTTTAATTGGACTCCTATATCAGAAATTTTTCCTGCATCAATCAAAAATCCAAAGGTGGCTGTTTTATTATAAGATATTTTGTCTCCAATTTGTGGAAGAGGGATAATTTCTCCACAAAATTCGGCACCCTCGAATATAACACCAAGAGTTACCATGTTGGTATCTATAGATGAAAGAAGAGATTCTATATCATCGGAATCGGTAGCCTCTATTTGAGAATTGTACATTTGAATTATTTTATCTTCTTTTTCAGTATCGACGCCATCTTTATAACCTACTTGTACAGAAAAATCTTCTTTGTTATAAACAGAAAATATTTTTGAAACATCATCTCCTATTTTTAAACCTCGAAAAGATGTACTGCCAGGATAATCGGAAGAACTCATGTAATCGTCAGAATTAACATAATTAATTTTATTACCCTGACTATCGTACAAATAGAAGTCGTCTTCTGAAAACCAGCCTTTTTTATTGACATATTGAGAAAGTACATTCTGGGAAGCGCCCTCTATTATGTATTCTCCGGTCTTATAGTCAATTATTTCATAAGCGTTTTCCTTGGAATATTTTGGGCTTACCCAGTAATAAATCATATCTTCAGCACTATTGTAAACATTGGTTACATATGAGCATTCCCAAGTGTTTTCTTTGGAAAAAAAGCAAGTTGCTTCAATAAGCACTCCGTCCGCAGACATAATCAAACCAATAGCGGCTTGATTTGGCTCATCACGAGATAACTCGTAAGAAGTGACCTCTTTTACACCCATATCCGTTAAAGCCTGAGAAATTACATCACATAATTGAATAGAATCCCCAGCCACATATTCGCTAGAAATACTGATTTGATAATCTGGAGCAGCGGATACAGGGATAGAAGACACAAATAATTGAGAAAGTGCAATTAAGGATATCAATATTTTCTTTTTCATATTTTTATTTTCCTTTCCTGCTTCGGTACCACTCGAAGCTTATTATTTTGCTTGTTTAAGTTTCTTATTTGAAGCCTCTTGATCAAGATGCTTCAAATATCCTTTTAGTTCACCTTTAAATTCTAATTGAGCATCTCTTGGAAGTTGATGAAATAAGGAAAGAATTTCCATATCGAATTCCGTATACTCTGGGGTCTGTTCTTTTCCAGTGAGAAGAAATTCACAAGAAGTATTTAGCATATTTGCTACTTTTAATAACTTGTCAGCAGCTGGCGGGCTATTATCCCATCTACGAATTGTTCCATTACCAAAACCAGCAGACTCCTCTAAAAGCTTTAAATTTAAGTTATTTTCTTTAGCGAGCTCTTTAATACGAGAAACTAGGGTCATGACACAAAAATCCTCCAAAATAGCAAAAATGCGAAAATAACTATTGACATTTAGCATATTTGCTATTATTATTAAAACTGTAATAAACAAATGTTTAAAACGAAATAAAAAATGTAGCAGAAATAATTGCAAATAAAAATATTTCCTCGAGTATGGCCGCCACAGCTATTAAGAGGTTGCATCATTTTGATTCACAATATTTTTCTGCCATTACAATTTTATAGCAATTTTAAACAAATGTAAATAACAAATGTTTACTGTAACGACTGGAGGTGATTTTGTGAAACGAAAATTATCCCCTTGGTGCAAAGAAGTAAAGAAGACATTGATCGACAGGGATATGACAGTAACAGATTTGTGTGATCAGGTTGGTATGTGTCGAAATTATGTGAGCCGGACTATCAATGGCGCTTCATATGCACCAGCTTTAGCTGAGACAATCAGTAAAGCATTGGATATCAATACAGAGTACACAATTTAATAGGTTGTAACTAAATAATAGCATTAAAGAAAGGAGAGAAAAATGTCGAAATATGCCACGAAAGCGGCGGAGAACATGCTTTGTCAGGCACGATACGAAGCGGCAAAGTTCAACGGACGGTTGAGCAGTCGTGAAGGCGCTGCTGAGGAACTTGGTGTTGACCGGACAAGGCTTGCACGAATAGAACTTGGCAGCGTTATCCCTTATCCGGAGGAAGTGCTTCTGATGGCTGATATCTATAGAGCTCCTGAATTAAAAGGTAATTATTGCCGGGAAATGTGCCCTCTGGGAAAAGGAATGCCAAAGATCGAGAATCAGGATATTGATAGGATTGCACTCAGGGCATTGTGCTCATTCCGAAAGATCAACGAAGCCAAAGAACTCCTACTGGATATTACGGCAGATGGAGTTATTACAGAGGACGAAAAGCCGGATTTAGAGAAAATTATAGCAACCTTGGATGAGGTTAATGAGGTGACTCAGAATCTGAAAAACTGGATTGAAAAATCTTTGAAATGAGAGGAGGAGATTTGATGCAGAAGAAATTATCTCCTTGGTGCAAGAAGGCTAAAATAGCAATGATTCAGAATGATATCTCTGTCAATGATCTGGCCGAAGAACTTGGCTGTTCCAGATGCTATCTTTCGTCAACTTTAAATGGAAAGAATACCAGCATAGAAATCAGAAGAAGAATCAGCGATTATCTTAATATTTCGGATTCAGATAATTAAAAGGAAGTGTTTTGATGGACCTTAAAGAAAAATTAAAAGAAATATTAAAAAAGAACTATGGAATTACATCAGACGCAGAGCTTCTGGAGGAACTGAACAATATGGAAAGTGTTGATCTTGGAATTTTTGTAACCCAGATTGATGCAGAGAAGACAGCATAGATGAAGGAGGTGCGAAATTGCTTACAACAGAAGATATGAAGAAATATCATACAACAGCTGAGAGAATTTTAAATGCGCTGGATAACAGCTCGGTGCCGATCAGCTGGCATGATATGGACAGATGCGCATTACAGAGCGTTATCGCCAAAGAATTGATCTTAATTGATAAGGAGGCAAGATAATGGATGTACGCAAAGTGCAAGATATGCGAAAGAATGTGGAACATCAGTACATTACAGAAGATTCCAAAACACGGATATATCTGTCCGTGGTGCGAGAATTTAATGAGAAGGAGTATGAGGAATATTCCAAAAAAAAGAAAAGAGCGAAAATAAAAAAGAGAATTCGCTTCTTGAAAAGGTCGATGGTTTACATCGTTCCTACAGCAGTCAGTCTTATCTTCTTCGGATATCTGAACGATATGCTTTGCGCAATAAGGGGAAGCGCAGAACTCGGATCCGAATGGATAGCAATCCCGCTCATGTGGGTGTGGATATACGCATTGACCAGATTCGCTGTAGGAGATGCATATTAAAAGCCCCAGACGCTTAAAGGAGAAATGAAGTGTAGACGGCACTCATAAATCCGCATCGGAGGCTTAAGTCAGAACTTTAAAACTTTGGTTTTGGAGCCCTTGTTTTTAAAGAACACCGTTATTTTATCACAAATTTAGGAGGTAATCAAGTAGATGAAAGAGGTTTTAGGAAGTTTGCCGGAAGTTATTACGGCATACAAAAATTATAATCTGCTAGTTCCGACAGCAACGGACGTGCAGCTTAATCCATTCTACAAATTCCATGTAGAAGAGGTTCCGGTCGATCTGGGCGAGAACAGCGGAGACATTTTCAAGGTTGGTTCAGTTAAGACAGGTAAGCAGGATGAGAGAGGAAAAGACATCTGGGAAGATGTGTTTTCTTTATCTAAGCCTTTGCTCAACAAAATGGCTATGGCAGCCGGTATCCAGTTCAATCCAAAGGAAACATATGGTGAGCGTATCGACCGGGTTACATATCGAGCACAGGCTCAGGGAGCTATGCGCAAGGCTGACGGAACAGCCAGAACAGAAACTGACCAGAAGGTGATCTGTCTGGAAGATGAAGAAGAAAAATACCGCATTGAGTTTGCTGACAAAGCCACAAAAGGCATTACTGATGAAAAACAGGCACAGGCAGCTGCGGAAATCTTTTCTGGACAATGGGTGGAATCCAAGAATAAATGGGGGAAGAAATGTCAGGCCTTTGTGGTTGCGAAAGAAGATAGAGACAGATACATTGATCGCTCCGTCATGGTAAACATGGCACTGCTGAAAAAGACCTGGGCTGAAAAAGCTATGACCGGTGCGAAGCTTCGTGTTATAAGAGCTCTGCTTGGTGTAAAAGGCACATACACAAAGGCGGAATTGCAGAAGAATTTCGCTATCCCAACAGTTATATTTTCACCTGATTTCTCGGATCCACAGGTCAGACAGGCAATGCTGACACAAGGCATGAACTCCGTGAACAATATGTTTGGTACACCACAGATAGCAGTTAAGAGCGTGGATTTCGAATCTGAAAGCACAGTATTTACTCAGGATGATTTGAATAATCCAGCATATGCTTCGGATACAGAAAACGAAGATGATTATCCACCAATGCAGGAGCCGGATATTGCTCCCGAACCGGAGCCAGAACCAGAGCCGGATAGATCGGCAGATTTCCAGTGTTCCAGATGCGGTGAGGTCATAAATGAAAGGGTTTACGAATATTCAATCAATAAATTCGGAGAGCCACTTTGCATTAAATGCCAGAGAGGAGGCGGGCGCAGATGAAAATAATAAAGGTATCAACAGAATTGGAAATGTCAGTACATGAATTTCCATCCGGTACCATCCGGGAACATAACAAAGCTTTGTGTGAACTTATCGGAAACGGCTGTGACCTTGTAGAACATGTAATGCCAAAGAGATTATACACAGAACTGAAAATGCCATCCAGCCCTGTTAAAGAACCAGGGAAGTGTGTGAGTATGCTGATCGATGAAGAGGGAAGACTGAAGCCGAACAAAGCAAATCTGATCGGAAGTTATCTTTACGAGTTTGATAAACATGGATGCCCCATTGTTGGAAATATTCTCTTTATCGGAGAAAAGATGGGAGATGATGGCGTTGAATTCTGCGGAATTAGCGAGGAGAACTTTTCGCTTTTAGAAACGGAATTAAAGAACATGATCACAGCAATGAAGGCAACAGTAAAGGAGATGAGCAAATGAAAATACTTCATACTGCTGACTGGCATATTGGCCAGTTTAAAGGACCTGTAGTGGACGGAGTAAATCTCCGTTCGCAGGATACAGTAAAATGTTTGGAATATATGGTACAGGTAGCTATAGAAGAGAAACCGGATATCGTTTGTGTATCAGGAGATATCTTTCATCAGGAACAGGTTGGCCCCGTGAGGTATTCAGACGAAATGATTACGGCAACGAACATCATTACATCATTAGCACATTTTTCGAAGTATGTGATCGTGATGCGAGGCACTCCAAATCACGATGGAGCTGCTCAGTTTAGAGTTCTTGAACGGATGCTGCTTAATATTAGAAATGTAGATGTTGTTACAGAACCAGGAGTAATAAAGACTCCATGGGCAGACATTGCCTGCCTGCCGGGATTTGACAAACAGGAGTTCAGAGCAAAATTCCCTGGTTTATCTGCAGACGAAGAAAATCTTGCATGGACGAAATATATTTCAGATATGGTTTTTGCATTGAGAGCAGAGTGTGAAAAGACACCGATTCTCATGGCACATTATACGGTTCCTGGTTGCAACATGGAATCAGGGCAGACCTCCTTCTTCACAAACTTTGAGCCGGTCATTCCAAGAGAAGCTTTAATGGCCGCAAGATATGAGGCGGTGCTTCTTGGCCATATCCATCGCCCGCAAATCATTGAAGGACTTGACAATGTATTCTATTCCGGAGCGATCAATGCAATGAATTTTAATGATGAAGGACAGGATCGTGGATTCTGGATTCATGAATTTAATGAGAAAGGCACTCTGGTAAAAGGACATAAATACACTACTCCATACAGACAGTTCCACACTATCACCTGGGATCCTGATGAAGCTAGCGACTATATCCGTGAAGGAGCTATGTATCTTCACAGAACAGGCATTTCAGAAGATGTGACGGATAAGATAGTCCGGGTGCGGTATTCCTGCACATCTGAGCAGAAAAAGGCGCTCAACATTCCGCTACTGCAAAAGAACCTGTATGAGCTTGGTGCATTCT